CGACGCCGGCGCGTTGCCCGTCAAGCCGGACCGGATCCTGTCCGACGGCGACAAGATCACCGTCGGCAACCTCACTTTCGACGCCATCCACCTACAGGGCCACACGCCCGGTTCGGTGGCACTAGCCCTCGCGGGTGCCGATGGCGCCGACGGGCCCACGCACCTGTTCACCGGCGACTGCCTGTTTCCTGGCGGTCCTGGAAGGACAACACGTCCAGACGAGTTCGATTCACTCATGGGAGGCCTCGAAACCAAGGTGTTCGCCCGGTACGACGACAACACAGTGGTCTATCCCGGGCACGGTGACGACACCACCCTTGGCGTAGAGCGTCCGCACCTCGGGGAGTGGCGCGAGCGCGGCTGGTAGTTCTCATCAGGGCTTGCCCACCACGGAAAAACAAACCGAAAGGGCAAGACAAGATGACGACCAAAGTGAGAGCGGCGTTCTTTGCCATGATTGCCATCGCCGGATGGCTTGTTTGGTTGCTGTTATCGACCGCGCCGACGATTGGCGGGCTAGCGTGAAACGCATGTTCCCGCAGCCCGACTGGCAACGCGCACGCGGGGAGCGCATGCGTCCGCCCAAGTGCATGTGCAAAAAAGACATGGAAGTGCGGTTCGGTCGGCCACGCAAGAGCGGAGATGTGGACGTTTCCGTTCGGTGCACCAACAAACGGTGCGCGTTCCGCTTTCTTGGGTGGAGATCCGGATGAACGGCGGCATGAAGTGATTACCCCTCAAGCCGGTTGGCGGCACGGTGAACGCAAACGCGCACGCGCTAACCGTGGCGAGACTTGGCGCGACTACGACAGCGGCAAGCTGACCGACGAGCAGAGGCGCGAGTGCCAGAACGCTGAGGAATACGAGAAGGAACACAACGGCAGGGATCCCCAAGACCTCACCTACCTCGCCGAAAGAGCTCTCAAGTACGTCCGCGACAGAATCGTGACCGGCTTCCTCGAAACCCGGGGAGACGGGCCAAACCCTGCGGGAGCGATGAGGATCGAGGACTGGGACACCCGGTTAGGCATCGACGGCTGCATCGAGGAAACAATGTTCCGCGAGTTCTTCGGGTCACTGTGGCCAATCGGGGACGTTCACGTACAGGTCGAAGGCGTCGAGCACGGCACCGGCAAGATTGAGCGGTGGGTGGCTATCCACGGCGATACAGCCAGTCTGGCGCCCGGAGTCGCATGCGAACTGGCCCAAGCGCTGGCCGCTGCCGCCGATGAGGTCGAGCAGATGAACGAGGCTGATAAGCACTGAGAGGCAAAAAAAACGGACCCCCGCCGGATGCAGGTTTGGCGGGGGTCCGTTTTCATCTTAGGGGCTCAGCCCGTGATTCGCTTCAGCTTGACGACCGAACCGGGTTTCCAACCGTGGAATCCGTGGTTGGAATCCTCAACCGCGACCACGTCGAACTGGCCAGTGTCGGGCAAGTTAAAGCGATCTTGCGCCGACACGGTGAACGTGGGCGGAATCAACAGGTCTATATCCGACTCCACCCGCGACGTATGCCCGTCCAAGGTTTCGAGATAGCTTGCGCTCCAACCGATTACCTTGCGGTCTACAGGGTCGGCCCAAGTGGGCACGTCGTTGCCTGTATCGGGGTCCTCACCCCACCCGGTGAACACCTCGTGGCTGACAGTCCACGGCGTGGGAAACGTCATGATCCGGCCTCCCACGGCGGTGTGGTGTCGATGCTGAAAGCTTTACCCCGACCGCCCCCGCACAATGCTTGCAGCTGGCTTATCTCGCTCGGGTAGAACAGATTTCGCCTCGGCTGATTCTGTGGGGTTGCCCCGAACACTCCCGCCACAAGGGCTGGGCCGGACCCGCTCCCCTGGTCGGCCCACCGGAGGATTGCACCGCGCAGAATCGCCTTAGCGGCAGCGGGATAAATGAACTCTTCATCCTCGATGCAGGGCGCCACTCGTGCCGCGAGGGCAAGCGCGTCGGCAATCATCGCGGCAGCTTTGTCCTCATCGAGGTCAACGAACGGCAGTAGGTCGGCAAGCGTCACTGTCACTGTCACTACTGGGCAGCCTCGAAGTCGGGCGCCTCAGGGTCGAGAACGACATAGCCGTAGGTTCCGTCCCCACGATCAACCTTCTTCTCGATCAGCGGGGCCGGTCGGCGGAGCGGCTCGTAGGCATCGAGGTCTTTCGCGGCGATCTTTGCGCCGACGCGCAGCAGTGCGCCCCAAGCTCCGGTGCGACCTGAACCGTCAATCGCGTCCCAAGCGTGGCGAATGTTCTCGACACCGGTCACGTCGGCCACGAGACCCAAGACCATTGATTTGGTCTGCCAACTCTGCGAACCCGAAGCCGCGGTATCGGCGCCTCCTGGGTGGACCAGACCGGCGTTCGCGCCAGCCGCCAGCAGCGGCACCAGCAACCCTGAAAGCTCATCAGCCAATTTGGCCGCTTCCTGCCAAGCACCCTGCTTCTTCAAGTCGCCCAACGAGATGACTTCCTCGGGGCTTGCCTCTGGGTCGATGACAGCCGACGCCTTGGCAAACGCCGTAGCTGCCTCGTTAAAACGCTTCTGCACGGCGGTGTAGGTCTCCCCGGCGACCTCCCGCACAATCCGTCCCTGCGCAGCGGCGACACCGTTAGAGACGATTTCATTCAGGCGAAGGGCATTGCCGTCCCATTCAGCCAGCGCGCCAGCCCTCAGGGTCTCAATATCGCCTTCACCGCTGACCACGGCGTCGATCAAGCGGTTAGTCACGGGCGTGCCCAGCGCCGTGAACGCGGCCAGCCGCTCCGCGATGGCCCGGTGTTCGTCTGGCGGGGCGAATCCGGCCTTAGCGAGGATCTGAGTCCGCGCGCCTTCACGCCGCCAGGACTGTGCATCAATCTTTTTCAGGTCAATTGCCATTTTGTTTTTATCTCCTTTGAATGTTTTTACTTCTGGGGGCCGTACCACTGGAAAGCGACATTCTGCGCTGCCAGCATTTCGGCAAGTAGCTCGTTGTTGGTCTTGCCTGAATTACTCAGGGCCTTTTTCTGGTCGGCGGTGAGTTCACCGGGAGAATCCCCTGCACTGGGAATGTAGTTTCCTTTGTTAACCACCGGCTCGGGTTCTTCTACGGGTGGGGATTGATCTACCCGTTCGACCGGAAAGAATTCGGCCCATTTTTCGGCGATACGTTCAACTCGTTCTCGTGACATTACTTACTCCTAGCCTTATCAATATCCGCCCTAGCTCTGCGGATAGTGGAATCGTCCCAATCGAGCATTTCAAACGGAATATCCGAATTGGCCAGCTCGGGGACCACGGAAAGAACCTTGACTACAGAATCCGCAGCAGCCGACGTCATCGTGTTTTCCGGGGCCGACCATCGAATACCTAGCTTGGCAACCTCGGGCGGCATGGCGTCCCAACCATCGCGGATCTGCAAAGCTGTCTGGATGAACCGGACCAATCGCGGCGTGAAACACGTATCCATCACGTACTTGGATTCGATGATTAGCGACCGTTCGGCAGCCTCGATAGCCTCAGCCGACGACGGGTTATCGTGAACAATGCCCAGCTCGGACAATGGCAGAGATGTTTCGGAGCAGAACATGGCCGCGAGCGTCCGCAACTGTTCCGTGTGTGGGGTGGGGTTTTGGGCGTTGAACTGGCCGACTTGCGGCAATGGCGCTTCGGGGTTCTCGTCGTCTGCCGGAGCTGCCCAGATTCGGCCCATCAATGCCTGCCATTGCGGGATCAGGTTGCCGTCCGCGTCGGTGAACATTGATTCGTCAGCGCCCATAACCCACCGCTGAGGGCTGGAATAGAATTCCGCCCCTATTTCCATACGAACCAAGGTTCGTAATGCGCTATCTGTCAGCCCCATAACCGAGCGGGAGATACGCGACTTGCCGAATGGACGGTCCAAGGTTGGCCGATCCGGCAAAACCTCGACCGGGAGTCTGTCTAGCGTGTTGTAGTACCGCTCAATGCTCCATTTTCGATCCCAGCGGCCACGAATGGTGACGCCTGGGGTAAACATAAGCCACTCGGTGACCCTACCCACTTGATCCATATTCGAGACCGAGAATGCGGCCCTCAGTCGTCGTAGCCGGTAGTCCCACAGCCCAGCTCCGAACATCGCTGACTGGGTAGACAGCAGCACCTCGGGCTCGCCAATGCTGGTATCGCCTTCGGTGGCCATCCAAAACGAGCACGAATGCACGAATGTGCTGGTGATGGCCTGCGGCAATAGCATGGTGAAGTCGTTCGCCGCGAGCATCGGCGCGATGTCCAGCGGGTCGTCATTCCCCGGCAACGTAAAGCGTTCAAACTTGCACCTGCGCGCCATCACATCAACCGATTTGGCGGGCCAACCCAATGCCATATCAATGCTGGCAAGGTGGGGCGGAATGGCTATGCCAAGGTTCTTGAGAATGTTTTTATGGTCGTAGTAGGTTGCCCTAAGGATATTGCGGTGAAGTTTCCGCATCCACGTAGACCACAGTTCATTAAGAATGGCCGACTCGTCATCAGTCAGCCCGGAAACGGTGCCTAGCGTGGCGTGGCCTGTAATTCCTGTCAAACCTAATCTCTCTTTTCATCGAAAAAGCACTGAGGGCATTCATTCGCACGCCACGGTGACGGCGGAACACCTGGGAACGTGGGGTGTGGCAGATGGGTCGGCAATCCGTTCCCGCACCCGATGCAATGGGTTGACCGCGTTGCCTTAGTCCGCTTGACGGGCTTTCTGAAAGTCATAATTTCTCGAATTGGCAGATGCACGTGTAAACCCACTGGCCGGGTTTCCAGTCGGAATATTCCCGTGCCCGCGGTTTTGCCGGCTGCCCACAATCAGGGCATAAGGGGGCAGAGCCGTTAAACGGTTTCGGCGGTTTAAGCCGTGTCATTTGACGCTCCTCATGCGATATTGACCGGCTTTCACATGACGCTCCGACTTCGGGACTTCACCCCAGATGGTGAGAGCGCCGATATGGTCGGTAATCGCCTTAAGCTGAATACGTCGCTCGGCAGCCAGCTTGATTAAGTCGGGCGTACTCAGTTCGGAGTCGTTGAGTAGTTGTTCGCCCAAGCGCTCGGCCAGATCGGCGGCAGCCTCGGCGGCGGCTAGGTGTTGCAATTCCCGTTCGTCCCAATCCAGGGCATCGGGATCACCGTGCCGCTCTTCCGATACACGAGCTAGGGCGGCGTCGAGTTGTTCTCGCAGCGATACGCCAGCGGTTTTCTTACGCGGCATTCAAATACCTCGATTCAGGTACAAAAAGGTACAGAAAGGTACAAAAAGGGATACAAAAATAGAGCCGGAAATGGCCTACCAGCAGCACAATGGGCCGGAATAGCCGCGAATTTCTGTGCTAGCACCGTGTTTGTCAGACGGGTGGGGCCAATGTTCCTGGGAATGGACCCTAAGGGGGACCCTAGCCACCCTCAGAAATGGCTATTCCTGCCCCCTGGTGAGCCCAGAGAGCGATTTTTGTAGCTCTCTGGTGTCTTTACCTTAGACGCGTGCTATTCGCCGTCCTGGCGCTCTTCCATTCGCGGCGATTGAGCAAATCTTCATTGCAGTTTTGTTCAAAGGTTGCCACGCGCACCATTCGGGTTTGTTCTCAGCGGGCCAATCCTGGGTTGGGTGGTTTCGGACGTTTCGCTACGACGGTGTTGCCGGCCGCTACGCGACCTTCAACGGACGCTTTACGAGCATTACAATTCCGGCATGAGGCGCGCAAATTTTGCATTCCATGTATCTGACGCTGAGTCCATCCGAGCTGTGCCGCTGCCTTCATCGACAGAATGTGGTCAACCACGTTGCCGACCACGGTGCATCCCTGGTCTTTGATTTGGCACAGGTGGTTATCGCGGCGCAGTACCGCCTGCCTCAGTTTCTCGGGTAGGCGGTATGGTTGCTTGTAATCTTTCCAAGCCATTAGGTGTCCAGCCTTTCGAGGTGGTCGGCAATATCGTGCAACCCATCAGCGAGTAATCGCGCAACAACACTGTCCATGAACAGTGCTATTCGCCGACCATCCCCCGCGATGTTCCGCGATAGTCGGATACTGCCGTCGCTGCGATCAGCGATAACAAATGGCGGGCCATAAGGTGTGTCGATAGTTATTCGCATTGTCCGCCTTCAACAGCATCTATTAATAGATTTGATAATTCGACAGCGGCTGCATCCGATAATTGGATATGACCGAAGTAGTGCACGACCTCGATATGGTGTTCGGTGCGCGTCACCTGTGGTGGCCTACACAGCGGGCAGATACCGGACGGATGCCGACTACGGCGCTTGCCACAGGTCCGACACCACCGGCCACGGGTACGGCGGTCGGTCAATCGTCCGCCCGCTTCGGCCCGGTCACAGTGGCGGTTAGGTGGAAGGTGATCCCGTCCAGCGTGGCCAGCCACCCGTGGGCATCACGGTGCAGCGGCACAGTCGCTAATCCTCCTCCACCCGCTGCGGATACCATGATTCCGAGCGGTGTAGCTGTTTTTAGCTTTCCATTTGGTTTGTTCACAATGCGTTTCCAATAGCTATTTCTGTTTAGTCGCTAGGTGCGGATTCTCAGCTAGAAATTTCCGATAGCAAGGCTCGTGAGTTGAATGACCCGACCGCGTGATACACGGGGTTCCCTCGATTACCTGATGACAGATGTGACACCGCGACGGGCTATCCCACGGATCGGCCTGGGCGGAACCCTGTTCTGTTCTGCCCGCCATCGCATCAGGAGATTCATCTACCTCCTCACCACTAGGTGAAGAAGTCCAATAATCATCATGTTCAACTTGTGGGTAGCCGCGAGCGTCAGCGAGCGTTTCTTGTAACCTGCCCACTTCCCGGTCGCCGTCAGGCGATCCGGAAGAAACTCTAGGCTCCCAAGAATTACCACCCACATACTCCGATGGTTCGTTAGAACCTCGGAATGGTAAACCTGATGGGTGGTCACCCGTGACCTCTGGCGTGCTGGTCTTTTTGGTTTGTTTGACCTCTGGCAATAGGTCACCCGTGACCTCTGGCTTAGCCCATTGGTTACGTCCAGTCCGGTTGCGCGGCGCTCGCTTAGGCTTAGGTGCGGGCGGGCGGAACTGCGGAATAGTCACCCAGTAGACGGGCGCCATCTTCTGCCCAGTGATAGCGTGGCCCCGCTCTTTCTCGATGAGCCATTTCTTATCTCGCAGCGCCTTACGGGCACGGCGCACCGTTGCGATGCTGACGCCCGTGTATTCGGCTACCCGCTGCTCACTGACGAATGAATCGCGACCGTTGGAATGATCGCCGAACTTGAATTGCGCCATGAGCACCGAGCGCTCATTGGAGGTCAGATCAGATCCGTCTATCGCGTCTAGAAGCTGGATAACAAATGGTTTACTCTTTGCCAACTCGGTTGTCCGTATCCGCCCGTACCGGGCTGCCATCGTTGTTCTGAATTGCGGTCAATTGTTCGATCAATGCGGCCACTTCAGCAGGGCCGGCCAAGACAAATGATCGACCTTGGGTAATTCGAGCCGCCCCGCCGTTGCGGCGTATTACGCGAATCTCGCTGCTCATCGCGTCAGCACCCCTCGAATGGTCGCGCCATCGAGGGCCTGGAATAGCTCAATCGCCTGGGTGCCGGATAGGCCGCGATCCTCCACAGCTCGGAGCAATTCCATGCCCAGCAGACGCCTCCGCTTATATTTCTGTTGGCGGTCCTGCCAGCATTCCGAGCAGCCGCCCTGGATAAATGTTCTGACCTCATGGCCATTGTTGCAAATCACATTGTCTCCTCTTTCTTGGAGGATCGGTATTGCTACGCGAATTGGGCAGAGTTCGGCCCAGGAAAGTATTCCCACTGATAGACGTCAACCAATGAAAAACGCTGACATGCAGTTATTCGACTTCTACCCCGCCGCTGGCCATCCATTCACCGATACCGTCGGCAAGGTAGGGGTCGTTCTTCGGGGCAATCGTGTCGTCCCACTGGCCGGGTTGCCGCCGTTTGGTGGCGCGCTCGGAGAAGATTTCAGCCCATAGGGCATTGCAGCCTCGCGAGATATTCCGCCCACCGATGGATAGCGAATAGCTGCCGTTCCGTGGCGTGAGCACCTTGGCCTCGTACCGGCGCTGTGAACCGTTGGGAAGATCCACGACGTAGGCACTGCGCCAGATCTGCCGGGTTGCGCCGTTCATCAGGTAGCGGCCCTCGGAACCGGGGACTTCACGCCATTCGTCCGGCCCCGCGACAACAGGCTTACCGCCCTTGAGGGCTGATACGGCGTCGGCAATGGCCTCGTAGTATCCGGACGCCTCGGCGGCCCGCTTGTGTTCGCAGTCGCGGGCGTGAGTCCAGCGGTCACACTGTGCGACTTCGACGGGCAGCGGTGCGGGCACCACCTCGGTATGCGCGATTGGCCGGCGCTGTCGGCGCAGCGTCCGTAGGGCCTCACCGGAGGCATGCGCCTCGGGGAGGAACTTGCCCGTCATCGCGCCCCAGGTGAATCGCTGCGGGATCGTCTGGGGTGTCTCCTGCATGATCGCCACAGCGAGGGGGTGAGTGACCGTTGTCCGTACCGTCCGTGTCGCGGGCTCGTGAGGCACCGGCTCGGACTCGTCCTCGGTCGGCTCGGGGTTATCCACCTCGGCAGTAGCCGCGTCGACTTCCTCGGCGTCGGTGTCGTCGTCAAGGAACCTGTCGGGGTGGACCGAGTGGTCAACCTCGCGGGTGAGGATCTCGTCTATGTTGTTTGCTTCGATCAATTCGTTGGGATACCCTTCTGATTGGTGGAGCACGAAGACTAGAAGTAGTCGTCGTCATTTATCGGGAATGCGATACGGAAATTTCGATGCTCCCGCATTATCGCCGTAGAACTACGCCAGAACAACGCAATAGGGCCAAGATTTATCGCTCTGACCAGCATTGATAGACAAAGGCGCGTGTCGCAAACTGATTAAAGTTTAAGGAATCGCGACATTTTCTAACCGATACCTAATAATATCGGTCACGAATAGATAACTTCGTTATCATCCCGTTATCAACGGTAGAACACGTTCTACAGAATGAACACGTTCTAGTTTGCTGCTTTTTAAGCCATCTCGGCGGACTCATGCCGCCCCCGCTCGCTCATCCAGCACTGGGACCCGAACGGGCCGGAACAACTCCGACAGCCGCGACCGCTGCTCAGCGGTCAGCAAAGGAGCAGCGGCAAGCTGCCGCTTGATCCATTGGGCTTCCGAGTCCATGCATTACAGAGTAAAAATCGGCCCTACGAGCAAAAACCATGCTCTAGCTGCGCTTATGGCCCTTTTCTGGAGTCGTTCCATTCCGGAACTTTGGAATAGTGTGAGCTAACTCACATTGAGTTGCGCGTGCGATGGGTCTACATTGCCCAGTCGATCCGGACCGTTTCGGGCTCAAATCCGGGACCGTGCTTTATGCGAGGCAGGATGACGACCTCTAGGCCCAGCGCTTCCAGCACGGCACGCTGCGACGTGACGGTCATTTCCTCCCACTGTGCAGCCGCCTCGGGGCCTGCGAGGGGTTGCAGTAGCGAAATGTCCAAAGTCTGTGTTGCTGCCGCTCGGGCACGCTGGGCAGCCTCTAATTCGGGCGTAAGTTGCGCCGTAATGCGTTCCAACATACGGACGTTCAGCTTTCCAGCCGCGTAAGAGTCTGCCGCGTCATCGAGCTGGCGCTGTAGTTCATCGCAGCGGGCGGCAGCTTTGCGGGCTTCCTCGTCATCGCCAAGAATCCAGTCCAGCGCGTCGGGCTGGCCCATGCGTGCGACGACGAACTTGCCGACCAGATCGTCAACCCGGTCTTTGGACCGGCCCACGCAACCCTTGTCGTCGCACACGTATAGATCCTGGGGCTTGCCGTACTTGCCGCGCTTGGTGGACGCGCGCAACTGACCTCCGCACACACCGCAGCGGCCTATCCCCCATGACAAGAGGTGACGGCGCGCTCCCGGGCGGGCAATGCCATTGGATCGCCGCGATGGCTCGGTCAGCAGCGCAACCACCTTGTTGTGCTTTGACCGGTCCACCAATGCCGGCCAGCATCCAGGGAACCGTTCCTCGTCGGGCTGCCCGCGATGGTGTACCCGCTCAGCGATATTCGATTCGCGTATGGCCAACTTTTTGACGCTCGTCTTGCCCCACGTCGCCGTTTTTGGTGCGGGTTCGCCGCGACGGTTTAGGTCCTCGGTGATGCCGCGCAAGGTGTCACCGGCTAGCAGTCGGTTGACAATCTCACGGACAACCTCGGCTTCGTGCGGGTGCTCGGTCCACGTCGCTGATGAGCCCGTGCCTTCCTTGATCCACCCATAGCCCAGATCGCCCGATGGTCGGCCAGACCGGGCACGTCTGGCCGCAGCCGCCGTGATCCTCTCGGATTTAATCTCCGATTCCCACGTCGCCAGCGCACCCTGAATGTCGACCCACGTCCTACCCGCAGCCGTGGACAAGTCATAGTCACCGCCCTGCGCCTCGGACACGTTCACCTTGCAGGCGTGGAATGCGTCGATGAACTCGGCCCGCTCTTGGCGGTTCCTCGTCATGCGCGTTAAGTGGTAGACGATGACACGATCGATCTTGCGTTCCCGGGCCAGCGTGAGAACCTTCTGGTACCCGGGCCGCGATGCGCCGCGAAACCCGCTGATGTCGTTGTCGCTGTGCTCGGCAACCACCTGGTACCCGCGAGCCTTGGCGAACGTCCTCGCGTTCTCTAGCTGGTCGGCAACACCAACAGCCTTCCCGCTCGGGTCCTGCGAGATACGCGCATACAACGCCACTCGCTCACCCGTTGACGTGTTCACCTCTTAGAGCCTACGGTATTCCCGGGCGGCGTCGGCAAGACGTGGAAGCCGGGCGACTTCGAGACGCTGCTGGGCGACGTCACCACCAAGGTGTTCGACGTCTACGACGACCGCACGGTCGTCTACCCCGGGCACGGTGAC